TAGCATTTGCTGTAACGGCTACACTACCTATTGAGTTTGCAGATATTTCTGAACTGCCAATTGCATTAGCTGTTATAGCTGCACTGCCTATTGAGTTTGCTGAAATGTGAGAAGAATCTATTTCTCCTGCTATAATATTTGCAGCATTAATACTGTTTGCTGCTATGTGTGAGTTGTCAATCTCCCCTGCTACTATTGCTGCTGCTCCTATTGAATTAGCTGTAATATGTACCGAGGTAATTGCATTGTTGCCTAGTTGAACACTTGTAATCGTATTGCTACCAATCTCTGCAGAATTATCTACTGATTGTTTATTTGTAAAAGGTTGATAACTATAAGTACTGCCACTTCTTTTGACTGCACCAATAATAGTATCTTTCATATGGTCTATAGGTAGACCTTGTTTAAATATTTTTGCACCACTATATGAAGTAGTAGGACTACTATCTAAAGTCATAACAGTATCACTAGTAATATCTATAATTTTTGCCATGAATCTAGCAGCGTTCTCTCCGAGTGCTACAACATCTCCTTCTTGGAAGTCTGTAAATGAAGTGCTTGACCCTGTTATTTCTGGAAGTCCTGCGGTTGATGATATAGTTCCTGAAACTTGTACTAAGTCATTATTTGATTCTCCGAGTCTTGCTAAGAACTGATAATTATATTTTGCAGAAGTGTCTGCATCAGCAGCTGTAGTATCTGTTACTATTTTTACAGCTTGTAGTGGGTCAGTTCTTGTTGTGCCTCTAGCAGTATTACCATCGTAGTCATAGAGTAAGTATGCTTCATCTCCATCTGCCATACCTGAGAAAGTTTGTGTTGTAAAGTTTGTATTTGCACCATTTATAATAATAGAACTTACACCATTTGGTGGAGAGAATACATAGGTATTATTAGCAAAAGTTACTGTTCCATTTGCTTCTGTTACTACAGGTACAGTAGTTAATATACCACCTTTTTGTATACCACCATTTAATCCTGTATTTAATGTACCAGCTCCGAATATAGTATAAAGTGCTTCATTGAAAACACATAGTTTTTGTACCCAGCCAGAGGTTTGACCATTTGTTGCTACAGTCTGTACACGAATTGTATAGTTCCCTGGAACTACTTGATTGACTGTAAAGTCTGTTTTGTCATTTGAATTTAGTCTAACTGTAGTAAACTCTCTATTTGCATCTTGGTCATTATTTGCAGTTAAAAAATTATGTTGAATATTATATCCTGCTAGATGTTCATATACATCTGTCAGTGCAGTTCCTTCTGAATCTGTTCTTTCTGTTGTTGGGTGTGACCAGTTTATTACAACTGAGAAATCATTGGTAGTATCTCCCTCTCCTACAGTATCTCCTCCCGCTGCGTCTCCTGGTACTATTTGAGAAGTTACTCCGATTGGTATAGGTATTATATCTGTTCTTTTTGGTGTCTGAGCTATATCTGCATAAGTAGGAATTACCCATCCTCTATCAACTGCGTCATATTTTTCAACATGATACTCTGCTGCGTTAATACTATAATTCATATCATCTTGATGACTAATATTTGTAATTATAAACTGTCTTGTACTTCCTGTTACATCTCCACCTTCTTCTTTAATTCCTGTTATAGTAAATATAACTTCTCCATTTGGAGCAGAACTAAAAGCGCTAGATACAGTTACAGAACTAGAATCAAAGGAAGATATTGTTTTACTCTCCACTCTAACATCATCTGACCATATGGTTTGAACTACATTTCCTGCATCATCTTTTAAATTAGAAGTTTTTGCATGAGTATCTATAGCTCCACCATCTTCATCTACAAGTATTAAATCTCCTTGATTATAAACAACACTATTAATTGTTGCAGTTGGTTGTGATAAGTATGCACCACCACTAGGATATATTAAATTTAAAGTAAAGGCATCATCATTATTTAGATAAGAACTAACATCTCTATCAGTTTTTATGACCGTAGTAGATGAAGCGCTTGAAGTAGTAACACGACCACTTGCACTTACATTTGTTAAATCGGAATCTTGAACTGATATAACATCCCCTGGTTTTAACATTGAACCATTAAGTCCAGTTGAAAAAGTAATTACTTCTTCTTCTAATTTTTCTGTGTATAATTGATATTTACCGTGTCTTATTGCTTGTCCTTGAGATGTACAACCATACGCTGTAATGTTTTTTCTTCTAATTTTACCTGTTCTTGCTATTTCGTCATGGTCTTCTACAACTTCTACTGCTTTTTTATATCCGTTCTCAGGGTCGTTCCAGCTAACAGCTATTTGATTATGTCTGTGTCTTGCTGCAGTTCCTGAATATGCGAACTCTCCCCCAATAACATTAGATTTATTAAATGCATACACAGGGCCTTTTTGTATATTAGACCCTAAACTAACCTGTCCATCATACCAAAGTAGCATTGAACGAATCATTGATGCCATATTCTTTAACATCTTAATTGCGTTCATATCTTTTGATATGTATAAATTACAAGTAAATCTTGGTTCTGTACCTCCTTTTCCGTCTGGGACTAATTCGTCACAATATTTTGCTAATTGAAATAATGTATACTTATCTATGCTACTAAAATCAAAATCTTCATCGAGGTATTTACCTAGTCCGTATCTTTGATTTGTTAATAAGTCATAGAATACCCATACTGGGTTACTTGTATAAACTGGTTCATAGTTTGCATTAGTAGGAGAAGTAAATACTTTTTTATCTCCTCTAAAATTTCCATCCCAATCCGTAACTGAACCTGTGTCAGTACCATTAGTTACATGTCTAGTGTAGGCAGCGGCAGTTCTCCTTACTCCTGTAGTTATATTCAGTTCATCTTTTGGAAAGTAATTTGTTGGAACTTTTACTTTTAGTCCACGAATTAAATAGCCACGTTTTGGTATCTGTTGAAAATCTTCTGCATCTACAACTACCGCTGCGTATGATGTATAAGGATAAGTTAATTTATCTGTAATAATATTTTCTATTTGTTTTATTACACCTGAATTACTTTGTTGCCAACTATTTTCTTTTTGATTGACTGCTGATATTCTTTCAAATTTAACTCTATATGCATCAAATGGTTGATACTTACTTATATCAAAGCTAAATACATGAGCAAAAGGCTGTTTAGTTTTCTTTCTAATTACACCTGAAGAAGCTGTCCTAATAGCTCCATTTGCATGATAGTCCTTTCTTACAGAAGATATTGAAGATCTACCTACTTTTGTTACATCTTGGAAAGTGCTTCCGCCATCTCTAGAATATCCAAAAGTAATTCTATATTCAGCAAAGCCTGGTCCTAATTTTCCATTTTCTTTTTGAGATATTAATTGATTAAATTGAAGTGTACATTTTAACATATCTACTTCGGCAGGATTACCAACTCCCATAGTAGAAGAAGTAATTGTTAAAGCTGAGCCTGTGTATGAATCTGTGTTTTCAAATCCAAAAGTACTTGCTGAAGGGTACCCTGTTCCTGAAGTAGTACTAATATTACCTCCAGATACATTATGAGCTACTGAAGCACTTCCTATTCCATTTGGTGTAGGTAAGAATTCTTGTTCTCTTGTTCCTGTTCTGAAAGCAAATCCAAAGTTTTGATAATTATAAGTTGGTTGGTCTGTTGAAGTCCTTGCTGGGCTAGACATAATAGCCATAGTATTGGCGATATTTACACCACTAGCGGCTATAGTTGCTGTATTGCCACTAAAACTAGTTATATCTTTTACTAAATCTATAGAAAGTGCGGTATTAGTAATTGTTGTCATTGGAGTAGTGTCTACTCTTACAGCAGCAGTATTAATAAATTCAGTTACACCTGCTATAAGTTGACCACCATCACGACCTGCTCCATCAATACGAATCATTGGCTCCATGCCCTGACCATTCCAAACATCTCCTGCTGCAAATGTCATATTAGATAAGTTTGTTGATACGACTATATTATTTCCTGCCGTAGTGTTTATAGATGAAGAAGTTTTCTTTTTGCCTCCAAGAACTAGTAGTTGTCTAGTACCATCACTTGTAGAAGCTCCATTAAACATATTTAAATCTGTATTGTCTGTTAGTACTCCTGTAGAGGCTACATAAGTTGCATCATAAGATAGTTGTGGAGATATAGTTCTGGCATTAGCATTATTTGCAACAGGATTGTCATTTAATCGTATACTAGATACACCATCTTTTAATCCTTCAATCGGGCCTTCGGATAGTACATCATAAATGACAGCAGTTTGAGCACGCGTTGATGTGCTTTGTACTCCTGCTGAATCTAAGGGTGCGTTACCGCCGCCACTACCTTCTGCTGTATTTTTTTGCATTATGCCTCTGCCTCAAATTGTTGCCAGGTAGTGCTGCTTCCTGTGCTGATAGCACCACCAGCGCCACCACTACTACCACCTTGTCCTTGACCGCTGTTAGTTCCTTTAGAAACAAAAGTGTATCCTTGATTGCCTCTAATTCTTGTATTTGTAAAACCAAAGTTTACTACTGCCCCGCCCACTTCCATTTCTCCGTAAGCTAAAGGCACAGGTACTCCTGATTTTGTATTATTTGTTGGCCCGTTAAATAGTGTTGAATCTTCTTCGTTTAATTCTTCGGGGTCATCCATTGTCATTTCTATTATACCCATAAGTGCTAAATTTACACCGACTGTAAACATTACTGATTGAAATACAGCAGCAGCACCAGTTACATCTCCCATCATTAGAGAAGCTGCAATAAGTATTACTCCAATAATTGTTTTTATTATACCATCTCCACTACCTGCTGGTACAGGGGATATTATAATATCGTCTTTCCCTAGTTCCATTGCGATATTATCATAATCCATAAAGTCTTCGCCTTTTTGTACTGTAAACTCTACACCATTTTCTGTGCAATCCATAAGGTAAGTACGAAGTCCACCTTTCATAGTATCGATGGCACGCATAGCTTCTTGAACAGTTTTTACATTCAGTCTATGTACTTCTCCGAATAGTTCTCCCATTCGTCCTTTTAGTATAATATTTCTCGTCATGGTTGTAATATTGTGTATTCTTTGTCGGGATAGGAAACGATTAAGTACGGGATTCCTACCTCGCGACATTGTTTTTTGTCTACTTCGCTTGGGTGACAATCTTGGTTATAGTGACTATGGACTACATATTTTATTTTCGAAATGAGTTGATACATCACAAAAGTTTTTGGGTCAATTTTAAAGTCTCTCTCGTTTTCGGAAATATTTTCAAGTGGAATATATTTTTCATTGTTTCCATCCTGTACAACAAGTCCACAACATTCACGAGGCGCTTCTTTACTAGCATGAGTATAAATTTCTTCCATCATGAGAACGCCTTAGCTGCAGGGAATCCTCCAAACGGAAGTTTTGCATCTGTACTTGGATTTGCTATTCCAGTCGAACTTGCAGTTCCTGCATTAATTGGTTTGAAACCAAATCGTCTTTTACAGCCTTCTGTACGTTTACTACATCCGTCTCCTCTTTCCCAATATTCATTTGCTGTTGGTGCTACACTTTTATTTGGTGCTTTTGCTTTCCACAGCTGTACTTTGTTATGTGTAGATGAGGTTGCTACATTATCTGTAAATGTTACATAGTCATTACATCTATCGTCACTATAAGTAAAATATTCAGTGCCATGTGAATATGCACCAAACACCCTTACTCTATTAAAATTTGAATTAGTATCACTTGGTGTTCCTGGCGAACTTGTTGATTTTGTTGCTTGCCAGTAATTATTTATCGTAACACTTGATGAAGTACCGTCCGCGGCATACTTTGTTTTTGTTGAAGTAGTTTTATAGTAACTATTTATAGTTATTGCACCACTTGAATAAGTAGTAAAACTAGTTGAACTTGGAATGATATATTCGTCATCTGTATTTACATAGACAGTATATTCTGTTCCTGTTAAACTTGTATGTTGTGGATTATATTTTCCTTCTAAATGCCAAGTACACCCACTTTGTGCTTTCTGATATTCTGATAAATGATCCCCTGCTCCTTGATATAAAAAAGGACATCTATCTGGTAAAATATTTCTAGCTGGTATCTTTACTCCCTCTAAATCAAAAGGAGCAACACACTCTACAGTTATCTGTTGTTTTGTTTTTTGTTTTATTCTATCCATTGTGTAAATATCTCTTGGAAATTCTTGTGGAGGACTTGCGTCTCCACTTTCTCCATAAAGATATTTTTTCAATGTAGTTCTCTTTATAAACTTTAGTCCTAGAAAACTCTGATAATCAATAGTACCTATTGCCCCTGAAAAAACTGTAGTTGCATTAGCGATAGTTACAGTTGGTCTTGCTATAGCTCCATCATTTTTATATTCTATGCCTTTTACTTGTGAAGGTAT